GGATATTCCGAGCGTCGATTCATTAGAAATACCCGTCGTGGTCGCTACGTCCTCTGACCATGTAGTGTCACCATCTTTGCCGAAAGAAAAGAATGACTTTGGACCGCTTACCAATTTCTGTGCGATTGTGAGGGATCTGGTCGTTTCGACAGCGTCTCGCAACCCTGGTGTTGAGTTTGACGTTATGACTGACGCAACCAAGCATCTCGATGTTCTCCGTAGGGTCACGGTGGGTTCTGGTGCGAGGTCTTTATTGACTTTTCCTTCGGGTAACTTGCGTGGTCCGACGTTATTCGTTTCAACTGGTAGAGAGAAATTCAATCCAGACACAACGGAGCTTTTCAGTTCATTGGTCACGACGAAGAAGAGCGGTGGTTTTCGTTATTCTTTCAAACCCGTTCTTACGACAAAAACGGTTCTTTTTACTCACGCAGCTCGTCAGTTGTGCGAGCGTATATGCGATGGGAACAATGGTGATGTTCCCGATCTGACGATTCCTTTGTCTGTGCCTGAGATCGTTGGCACGTTACCTGATATTTTGGTCGAGGATGACGCACCTACGCAGGATAATCCTAGCCCGCTCGATTCGATGCAGCAAACCTACGATTCTATTTTTCCTCACAAGTCCAAAAACGATTACCATGGTGACCCCGCACGCGTGCACTATTCAGATTTAACACTGACGGCAGATGCGTTGAGCGCCACGGTGCGAACATCAAAGATCCGACCTTTAAAACAGACTGAGATATACCCGTCGAAGCTTCGTACCGGTCAGGGTGAGTTCAGACCTAGTACACTTAAAGAGGCGTTATTGGCCGTTACAAAGAGGAATTTCGATGCTGTCATGGCCGAGAGCGTTTCGGATCCCGATCTGCTCTTTGCGGACGTCTGGGATTCTATGAGAAGCGCATATTTCGGGCCTTGGGCTGACCCTCTGTTGCGTTATTATGCGGCGAATCCGATCGTGATCAATCGCGACAATGTGGCCGAGTGGCTTGAGGCTTCAGAACCCACGAAACACAGGGCTATCGCGCAGGCGGATTTCAATATGGCTAGCAAGAATATGGCTGATTATAAGATGATGAACAGATCATACGTTAAACCTCCTCTCGAAAACAAGGATGAGTATAGTGCATTGCAGGTCATTATATATCCCGAAACTGCTCGTAATGCAGTCGAGTCACCACTTTTACGTGTTCAACGTCAGCGTTTCGAGTATTTACTCAAGCCGAACGTTCTGTTAAATATTGGCAAATCGCATGATGACATTACCAAGTTTATCCGAACTTACGATTTGGTCCACGACCGTAACAATTACGTTGAGAACGATTTCAAGAAGTACGATAAAACTCAACATAGGACTACAATCGATATTGAGTGGAGAATTTCCAAGAAGCTAGGTATGAATTGGTCTGACTTTGAGCTGTGGAAAGCGGGTCATACGGTCATTACTGCTCGTTCGACCGTGGGTTTGAATATAAAGATGGCGTATCAGCGTCATTCCGGCGATGCCTCGACTTCTTTCTATAACACTCTAATCAACATGGCAACTATGGCTTATTCGTACAAGATTCAGAAGTTTATATACGCTATGTTCCTCGGTGACGACTCGCTGGTAGTTACGAGGAAGCCAATTGACGCAATGAACGCCACGTGGACGATGAGCAATGTGTTCAATTTACACGCAAAAATCCATCAGAGTTCGATTGGTGAATTTTGCTCCCATTACATCGTCAAGACAGACACAACAGTTCACTATATGCGTAATCCGGTCAAACTTGTTGAGAAGCTGGGTGTTAGCAAAATGGTCTCCGAAAGTCATATTAAGGAGGCTCACACGTCCATGGCTGATTCGATCAGGAATTATGCTTCGGATGCCGCTGCGAGAGCGTTGGATAATGTCGTGCAGGCCAAATTCGGGCTACAGACCTCTGTGTACGGTATGATTTCAGCTCTTAATGTTTGTGCCAAGAAGTACGACGTTTTCCGTTCAATATTTGGCGCGACAAGAATTCTTACAAACAACATTTAAAAAACAAAATAAAAATTTCCCTTTTCTTCTATTTGAGCTTATAGCTCGTCGTGATGTGATTGTCACACACCGAC